CTGGTTTTGACCATCAGCCTACTACAGATGAGCTGCTTAGTATTGTGCGTTTATTGTGTAAGTCTGCACGTAGAAATGTGCCTAGTACGCACTTTACTATGTATGATTCATTGGTTGAAAACGTGATTACGGGTTGGAAAGGCGCAATTTTAAGGACTACCTTTGAGGGTGAAACTATTGATTCAAAAGTGACTGGCGGTTTGGGTTCTGGTTTAAGATGGACTTCTATCGTTGGCAATGCTTGGAATAGCGTAATCACAGGTCTTTGCTTGACTATGTTGGATTCTTGGGGTATACCGACTGCTAGTATAGAAAGGTTCATTCGCGGCGATGATAGTGCAATTTTTGTTGATAATTGGCCTACTGGCGCTGCGATGAATGCTGCTTACGACGCTATTGGCGCTAGAGCTGGTGCAGGTAAGTTCTCTTTGCAGTCTGGTCAGATGGAGTTTCTTCGTGTGTGGTTTGACACTAGGTGTCGTGCTTATCCATGTAGAGCTATCCCTGGATTGACACAGCGTAAGCCTTGGTCCAGTGCACCTTGGTCAGAAGACATGGTTCTTAGAGCTTTGTACGACGGTCTGATGACTACCAAGCGGCGTCTTAACGGTGATTACACTCATTTAGACTTGGCTTGGTCAGAACTGAAGACTATTTGGTGTAGGGATCACAATCTACCTTTAGCAGTGGTTCAGACTCCTATCTGGAACGGTGGTTTGGGTATTGAGCCTATGCCATTGGGTAAACTTTACCGTATTGAACCGCCTGTACCTAAGCTTCAGAGTAGAAAAGGCATAGTTATTAAGAATGTGAACACATGGCGTAAATCTAAACTTCTTACTTACGCTCAAGACAGGTATGGTCTGGATATTTCTGAGATTGTAGATACTCTTGTCCAAGATGAGATCGTCAGTACTCTGACTTCGGATACTGTTCCTGACTTTGCACGTCATGCAAGACAATCTTGGTTATCAGAGGTTCGTTCTTCCCGTTGTCGTTTAGTTGTTTCAGACCTGAGTTTGAATTCATCTCGTATCAAGATAGATTTAGACTTATACCATGCTTCAAAGGTAACTGAACTAATGCTCAGACTACGGGGTGATTCTCCCATGTTTGGTTCTTGCCCAGAGTTAGTGGGTGCTAAAGCTGATTATGATCGTTTTCGACCGTCAGGTGGTTTTTTGGATTGGTTACGCATGCATTTTCCTCGATCTTTTGCGTATATTACGAGATTCCATAAGAGTTGGCATTTGTCAGACAGAATAGATTATTTGAGTGGAAAGTTATCTTTTTGTCCTCAGATTATTCACCCAGCTCTGATAAAAGTTGTATCTTATACTGCAGCTAAATTCCTTCGTCCTCAGCATTCAGTAGTTCGTGGTGGTAGTTTACACCTTTGTCAATACATAGAGTCAGTGATATCTCAGAGTCATCTAAGCCAAATCTTGTATTGGTGGTAGTAAAGGAAGAGTTAAG